GGCGCCCTGTCGGGCGCCTCGCGAGATCATAGTCTCGTCTCATAATGAGCTCCTCTTAAGAGGTTCGTTATCTTGGTCATTCAAGTTAGGACGCGGAGTCGGGTCGCCGACAAGTCTGTCGGTAGTCTGACTTCGTATTCTAATGGAGCGGTATTGTCAACAACACCTAGCTCGTTTTCTCGCTTAGAGGAAACGTGCCAGGATGTCACGGGCAACTATGGCAATGTCAATCCGTTCATCTTGGATCGGTTTACCAATGATATTACTCCCATTAATGGGAGTAATGTCTCGAATGGCAACGGGCAGATAGCCAATAACTTTGGCGATACTGCTAGTGCTAATTCTAGACCATTCCATTTGATTGTACCTAAATCGAATCCTACTAGCAATCAGCTAGCAGCTCGAATGAGTCCCAACAAGCCCTTAGTGGACTTGCCGGTGTTCTTATTCGAACTAAAGGACCTTCCCAAAATGAAGGAACATGTGATAGGCTTTGCAAAAGCAATGCAAAGTCTAGTCCACTTGGTCTTTCATGCGGGCTATGATATGCTCTTTACGGCCTTGAAACTTCAATCGCAAATGATGCGAGTGAAGGATATTAGGCCTCACCATATTGCTACTGCAAACTTGGAGTACCAATATGGCTGGGCACCACTCATAGGAGACTTAATGAAGATGACCCAGTTCGGCGAAGCCTTCGAAAGAAGGAAAGCCCAACTGGAGCATGCTAATACTAAGTCTGGTCTTAGGAGACGGATAACGCTTGAGTCCACAAGCACCTCTGTTGTGAATAACAACAAAGACTGGCAGTCACTTGGCATCTCCTGTTCGGGGAGCGAAGTGATTACCACGCATGTGGAACGTTGGGCAACCAGCCGCTGGAAAGGGGCAGGTTGGCCTGACACGTCGGACGCAGGCAAGAATTGGCAAGTTACAAGATCCTTACTGGGTCTTGGCTTGTCACCGGCCACTATTTGGTCGGCTATGCCTTGGTCTTGGATGGTCGATTGGTTCACCGATGTCGGCGACTTTCTAGAAACTAACAGGAATACTTTTCCTGTTTATCTAGAGTCTATGGCAGTGATGCAATCAACGACCACCACCCTTGTGCGAAACCAGAGGTTTATAACCAAAGGTTTCACTGGGGGGACGGGCAAGATGAAGCTAGTCTCAAAAGTGAGACTGCCTCAAACCCTCTTAAACGCACCTACTGGTTTTGTCCCTGCTTTGGGAGACCAGCAAGTCGGCATTCTGGCAAGTCTTACCGTAGCCAGTGCGAAAGCCTGGACACGGTAAGTTAACCAGAAAGAGAAGCTTTATGCTTGGAGATACTATCACAATCACTCGCAACGCTGTTGCGAATGTTCTTGCTAAAATTAATCAGGACAACTTTACCTCTCAGTATATGTTGCGCACGTCGACAGAAGAATTTCTGTTGAACGTTCGTCACAATACTGAGTCGGCAAAGCTCGGTGTGAAGCCGTTTGATCGGCATAACATCGAGTATATCCACACGACTTTCGCGACCGCTACGGTCCCGGAAGTTAAGCAGATTTCGTCAGTGACGATTCGCTGCCCTCGTGGGGATGATCCGAATGCTGCGCTTTTGACGGCAAAAGCCCTCATGGCGTGGTGCACGGATGCAAACCTGACCAAGCTTATTGCTTGGGAGTCGTAAGACTTCACTTTAGCAATCCTTTCCAATACGTGACCTTTACCCCTTAGGGGGGATCCGCCCACCAGGGTGGGTTTTGGTCTCGCAGGAATGGAGATAGTGCCTCTAGCATGACTTGGATTAACATCTTTCCTATGGAGGAATTATGCTAACGAAAAGCCAGGCTACGCTTCTCAAGGACACGTATAGGGGCATCTTAATCGATGCTGCCTATGCATATCCACTGAAAGCACAAACATTTGAGCGGGACTATTCTCGCCTTCAGATGATTATCGATCGGAATGAAGGATGGTTCTTCACCATCTTTCTTCCGACGCTCTCTAAACACCTTTTACGGTGTATAGATAAGCGACAGTTCCTACCTTTCTCTGGGCCGCATATGCGGGTCAAGAAGGGCTGTGTGTTTCCGAGACTATTCTCGGGACTCACTGAACTTCTGTTCGATAACAGAGGTGCTTTGGTTGAGGATGCGGACGGCACTCCACTCTTATTCTTGCAAACGCTTTGTGCGGGTGCTAAGAAACTTAGAATGGAATGTGATGATGCAACAGTTCGTAGAACTGTGGAATCGTTTGTCCAGGTTGAAGAAGATGTATGTAGTCCTACCCTCAATTGGGGTAGTACTATACTCGATTGCGACCGCAGGCTTAGCATCGTCTCAGACGATAGCTTCGCTTGTGAATCTCAAACGGGATTTCTGCGGAACGAGCTTTATGCCCGCTCTTCAGACCATCTTCCCTACCTTAGAGCTATCCAGTCAGTTTCAGACCGGATCGTCTCTAGCTTCGGAAGTCCACATTATGCGGACCTCCGTCCTCGGCACGGACCAGGCGCTATCTCAGATCGACGGGTTAATCCCTCGAAATACCAGTTCTCGAACTGGTCTGAGAAGCTCGAGTGGTGTTTTCCTTCATCTCGGTTCGGATATCCGAATCAGAGATATTGGTTACAACCAGTAGATGAGAAGGATAATGATACCCGCTTTCGCGGTGATCATGTCCCTTCAAAGCTCGTTGCTGTCCCTAAAACGCAGAAGGGTCCACGGCTTATTGCCGCAGAGCCTGTTGCGAATATGTGGATGCAACAAAGCCTTCTCGAATTCCTCGAGAAGTCTATTTACAAGACTCCACTTCAAAACTGTATCGCTTTCCGCGACCAGTCTTTGAGTGGCAAACTTGCACTCGAGTCGTCCCTAACTCGGTCGCATGCGACAATTGATTTGTCGGATGCTTCCGATCGATTGTCATGCCACCTTGTTGAACGCCTATTTAGATCCAATCGGGATCTATTAGAAGCGTTTAACGCGGTGCGCACTGACTTCTTACACATCCCTGAAAAGATGGGTAAGGAATTTCCGAGGCTCATTGAGCTTAAGAAATTCTCGACACAGGGCTCTGCGCTCACCTTCCCGGTCCAAACGATCGTGTACGCTATAGTCTCTATAGGGGTGCTCATTGAGCACTCTAAAAAGAGAGTAAACGCGTCCACTATCAAGTGGGCCTCGAAGGAAGTCCGCATATTCGGTGACGATATAATCGTCCCGAATATGATTGTGGATAAGGTGAGTGAGTACTTGAAGGTACTCGGCTTCAAAGTCAACGACACTAAAACTTTCTCGGAAGGAAACTTCCGTGAGAGTTGCGGAGTTGACGGTTATAAGGGGCAAGATGTTACGCCCGCTTATATACTCGAAGCTTATCACCCGTCCAGACCCGGATCGATATCATCTTTGGTCGAATGTTCGAATAACTTCTTTAAGAAGGGATTCTTCCACGCGGCCGAAGCGATAAAGTCGACGTTACCTAAGGAAATCCTTAAAAGGATTCCTATAGTCGCATTCTCGAAAGAGGATGTCGGCTACGAGGTAGGTGGTCGTTCCGGGGCTTTCGGATTCATCTCTTTCTGTGGAGGTGACAGAGGTACCAACCGTAGTCGGTACAACTGGCATCTTCATCGGGAAGAGATTCAAGTTTTGGTCCCTTCTGCTCGGGTATCCAAAACACGAATCCGTGGCGACTTCGCCCTACATCAGTATTTCACTGAACGCCCAGGGCCAGATACAATCTGGACACCAGGCGAGGCGCGGAGACCCAAGCTATCTATGAAGCTTGGGTGGGTCCCAGTCGAAAGACTGGGAGAGGGTAGATCCTACATTCCTGATTAGATGGAATGTCTAAATAGGATCTAATCTAGGGGTATTGCTTAGCAG